CAGGTTTTTGAATCAGGCGAAGTGCAAGACATGTGCGGAGAGGACGTTTCTTTCTGTCTGGATGCAATCGAAGCAGGATTTGAAATATGGTGTGATCCTCGTGTAAGGGTTGGACATGAAAAAACACGAGTTATATAGAATCATCATAGATGGGAAGGAGGTATTCGAAGCCTTAGGGCAAGGAGAATACTTCGAAAGAATGGAGGACTTGGCACTAGAGTTTTATCAGACAGGTGCTCCACACCCCGATAGTATTGTCACAGAAACTTATTTGGAGGAAATCGACTAATGGCAACGACAACAAAAGGACTAACCGTTGAAAAGGTGGTTAGTTACATTAAATCAAAATGGCAGGTATTCGGTGCAGCAACGCTGCTCGTATTCATACTGCAACTCTTAGCAGCAAAACTACTCATTGCAGTTCTTTTAGGACTCGTAGTAGCAGGATTATTACCATCAGACACCGTTAAGAGAGTAACAAAGAAAGTAACACCAACCAAGGAGTAACATGGCAAAAGCAACCACAGGTGCATGGGGAACAGAGCAACTCGAATCTACCCCGAAAAAAACTCGTCAAGGAAGAGGCAAGCACACAAAATATGCCGCAACCTCCCGTAACTCGACTCGTAAAAGGTACAGAGGACAAGGAAGATAAATGAGTCAACTAGTCATCAATCTCCCTGCTATTAAAGTATGGGTACGGAAAGAGTATCTAAGGGATTTAAAAGATGGTTATGGTGAGTTCGTAGAGGGCGTTTGGGTATCGGTTAAATCGTTACCTGGACGTGCTTTTTATTTTGAGACTTACTTACCTGAGTATGGTGCACTCTTCGACAAGCTACCTATCTCTGCGTTTGTTTCCGATCCAGAACTACCGAAACCAGACTTAGATCTACCTAACCTACAGTTTTGGAACTGTATGGATTATGGGGTACGTTGCGTCGAAAAGCAATTCATTGGTTCAATGGACTTTGAGATACTTACAAGGAACCATGACGTACAGAAGGGACAGTATCTATTCACTTTAGATAACTATCATCCTGATACAGACATTACTAATACCAATGTAAGTGAGGTTCCTGATGAGCATAAGTCTCATAACTGTATTGAACTGGAAAATGGACAATATGCACTCTATCCTAACAATAGAATGAGAGTATATGACTTGTCATTAACTCCAGATGAACCAAAGAAACCCGACTTTAAGGTGTCTACACAGTATTTTCAGGTAGAAAATGGTATAAAATGGGGTAGATTGGGCGATACGGACGAATATTTCTGGAAAACTAAAGGAGAAATTAAATAATCAAGATATTGTGTCTAAATAAAACATAATACCTACTGTCATAAATGGCAATAACACGGATATCTAGGGGATTTAAGGATATTAGTCTATCTTTTACACCTCATCCTGTTACTAAAGACTTACCAATATTGAAGAACGGTAATGCAATTTCACGTTCAGTTAGGAATCTAGTGCAAACTATTCCTACTGAACGTTTTTTTAATTCATTATTAGGTTCTGAGGTACGTTCTAGTCTATTTGAGAACTGGGTTGACTTTGGTACTGCAGCACTTATAGAGGATCAAATCCTAACTACAATTGAAAACTTTGAACCTAGAGTTGAAAATGTAGATGTATTGGTAGAACCAGAACCCGATGATAATAGTTTTTCTGTAAATGTACGTTTTGATATAGTAGGACAACAACTACCTTCCCAAGAATTTACCTTCTTATTAGAAGCAACGAGATAATATGCCGATTACTAAGTTTACTAATCTTGATTTCGATCAAATAAAGACACAAATTAAGGATTACCTACGTGCCAATTCATCCTTTACGGACTTTGACTTTGAAGGTAGTAATTTCTCTGTCCTGATTGATACGTTAGCATATAATACTTACATCACAGCATTTAACTCTAACATGACTGTGAACGAATCCTTCTTGGATTCTGCTACATTAAGAGAGAATGTAGTATCATTAGCACGTAATATAGGTTATGTACCACGCTCTCGTTCTGCTGCAAAGGCAGAGATATCATTTAGTGTACAAATTAACGATATTTTAACTTCAACGCTAGATCTAGAGGCAGGACTAGTCTGTGTAGGTAATACAAACGACACGAATTACATATTTTCAATTCCTGAAAGGGTAGTTACTACAGTTGATGCAAATCAAACTGCTACTTTTAGCAATATTACAGTATATCAAGGTTCATATCTTCAAAAATCCTTTGTTGTAGACGGTTCTTTAGACCAAAGGTTCCTTTTAGATAACCCTTATATCGATTCTTCTACAATTGTAGTTAGAATTAGGGATTCTGTCAATGATATATCAGAAGGAAGAGAATATATGGTAGCAGATAACATTTTAAATGTTAATAATTCGTCTGAAATCTATCTTTTACAAGAAGTTCAAGATGAAAAGTATGAATTACTCTTTGGAGATGGATATTTCGGTAAAAAATTAGAAAATGGTAACGTAATTGATGTTTCATACATCATTACAGACGGAAAAGATGGAAATGGTGCTTCAAATTTTATATTTTCTGGTAGATTTAAAGATGATCAAGGAAAAGTAGAGGTTCCAACAAACTCTATTACAATTACAACTAATCAAAATGCAATAAATGGTTCTGATATTGAATCTGTTGACTCAATTAAGTATTTTGCACCTAGAATTTACTCTTCTCAGCATCGTGCGGTGACTGCAAGAGACTATGAAGCAATTATTCAGAACATTTATCCTAATACTGAGTCTGTTTCTGTTGTTGGTGGTGAAGAATTGGATCCTCCACAGTTTGGAAACGTAATTATAAGCATAAAACCAAAAAATGGTGACTATATTTCTGATTTTGATAGAACTAATATCCTTTCAAAATTAAAACAGTATTCACTTTCAGGTATTAATCAACAAATCATTGATTTGAAGGTGCTTTTTGTTGAAATTAACTCCGCAGTTTACTATAATACCTCCCAAGTAACAAATATTAACGATTTAAAGAGTCGAATTACAAATACTTTGACTACATTTAGAGAATCTAACATTAATAAGTTTGGTGGAAGGTTCAAATATAGTAAAATTTGCCAAACAATTGACAATGTTGACGATGCAGTAACATCAAACATCACTAAAGTCATCATTAGAAGGAATTTAAAAGCACTTATTAACCAATTTGCACAGTATGAACTATGTTATGGTAATAAATTCCATATAAATCCAGAAGGATTTAACATTAAGAGTACAGGATTTAAGATTGCTGGTAGTAATGACATCTATTACTTCACTGATGTACCAAAAACTGATACTACAGGTACTATTTCTATAGTAAAAGATGCGTCTGAAGATGGAAATTACGCTGTATTTGTTAAATCTGCTGGTATAGTTGATTATGTGAAGGGAGAAGTTATCATTAATACTGTTAATATCACATCAACAGTAGAACCAAACAATATTATTGAAATACAAGCAATTCCTGAGTCTAATGATGTGATTGGATTATCGGATTTATACCTAGATTTTTCCGTTTCTAAAAGCACAATAAATATGGTTAAAGATACCATTACTTCGGGTGAACAAATATCTGGTATTGGGTATAAGACAACTTCCAGCTACTTAAATGGAGAACTTAAGAGGATATAAAGGATGATACAAACTGGGTTTGAAAAGAGAGTATCTGTTCAACAGATAATAGAGAATCAACTGCCTGAATTTGTACTCGCTGAAAGTCCAAAGACTGTAGATTTTTTAAAGCAATATTACATTTCACAGGAGCATCAAGGTGGTGCTGCTGATATTGCTGTTAATTTAGATCAGTATTTAAAGGTAGATAACCTCACTCCAGAGGTAATTTCTGGTGAAACAACACTATATTCCGATATTACTGCCTCTGATGATATTGTTCAGGTATATTCTACAAAAGGATTCCCGAATGAGTATGGTTTATTTAAGATTGATAATGAAGTTTTTACATATACTGGAGTAACAACTAACACTTTTACTGGTGTAGTACGTGGTTTTAGTGGAATTACAAGTTATAGGACTGATTTAGACGCAGAAGAACTTCTTTTTAGTGATACTAGTGCTGAAGTTCATACTGCTAGTACTAAAGTTCAGAATTTAAGTGCACTATTTTTAAAGGATTTTTATAGAAAATTAAAGGTAACTCTTACACCAGGACTTGAAGACGTTAATTTTCAAGAAAAACTTGATGTTAATAACTTTATTAAAGAATCAAAAAGTTTATATCAATCAAAAGGTACTGAAGAATCATTCAGAATCTTATTCAATGCTCTATATGGTGTAGAACCAACTGTTGTTGACTTAGAACAATACCTACCCAAACCCTCCTCGGCAGAGTTTTTAAGAAGAGAATTATTAGTTGCTGAAAGAATATCTGGAAATCCTGCTAATTTAGTTGGACAAACTATTAGAAAATCAACAGATGCTGCTACTCAAGGTGCTGTTTCTGAGGTTGAAGT